CCACTCATCATTTCAATCATAGCCTTGTCTCTCTAGATAGACCGTCTGGGTCAAGTGGCTCAATACGCTCTGGTCTACCCGCCTCAGCAACAATACCAAGAGTTCCGCCAGCAGACGGGGAGACGATACCACCCTCAGCAAACAACTGAGGAACAACAATAGGTGGCATATTAGGGATTAGACCAGCATCAATAGATGAGTTGATGTCAATTGCGCCACCACTCAGGTCTTTTACAAAATCAAATAGAGGTCTCAATGACAATGTCATTACTTTGATTAGTAGGTTTAGCAATGCCACAACTAGGTTTACCAATCCAGTGAACATATCTGCCAAAGACTGAACGATTCCTTGACCTAGGTCGCGGAATACCATAGCAAATTTATCCCAGTCGCCAGAGAACAGAGCCTCAAAGAAAGCACCAATTAGTTCAATCATTTGTTGCCAGAATTGGAATAGAGGCATCAAATAAGCCATAACTGCGTCGATAACTGGCATTAGCCAGTCAGTTAGCGTCTTTATGAGTTGTACAACTATCTCAATAACAAATTTAAGTACAGGGGCTAGTAGAGACATAACAGCCATCTGTATTTTCATAAATATTTCCACAATAGGAATTAGCAGATTTATGAGCATCTCTACAATTGGCATCAATTTAGAAATCAAGTCGGCAATTAGTGGAGCCAATGCTTGGACAAGCATACTTACCACTTCAGCCAGCATTACAAAGAACATAGTTAGAGGTCCGCCTTTACCATCGGAGCCACCGAATAGTACAGACATAAGTTTTTGGAAAGCAAGAATTACTGGTTGTAGGGCAAGCATAATTACTCGGAAAGCCTCGCCCAGTGCTTCTAGGGCTGGCTTGAATACAGCGTCAATCTGTTTTCTAAACTTCTCATTGGTTGTGTACATTAGTACAAACGCACCAACAATTAGACCGATGATAAGGAGAATAGGGTTAGCCATCATCATAGCCAGACCCATTCTTCCAAACCCAGCGATAACCTTGTTTTGAGAGGCAATCATTTGAGTGAAGCCTTTTATGGCACCAGCCTTGAAGAGTTTGAATCTTAGGGCAGTGGTTTCAATGGCAAGTTTTAGGCGACCATAACCGCTAATAAGTATGTTTTTGCTAGCAATGTGTTTACGAGTGCCTTCGGTGGCATTTGTTAGAAACGCTCCAGTTTTCTTAGATAGCAATCCAGTGTAGTCTCTGGCTTGGTTGATTCCACTTGTAAACTTAGGCCATATCTTTGCTGCCGCCTTGAAACTATCTGTTGTCTTCTTGACAGCACCCTTAAGTCCAGCGTTCACTGTCACCATGGTGCCGAACGCTTCTTTTGTGCCAGTAATTACTTCTTGTGCTGTGCCAAAAAATCCAGTTACTCTTTCAACGCTGACTTGTAGGAAGTCAAATACTGGTCCAGCCTTTTTACCAATTTCCATCACACCGAGAGTTACCGCGTGGATTTGACCAGTGAACTTCGTTACGCTTTTAACGACTGGGTTGCTAAGTATATTCTGGAATATGTCTGCACCAGCAACCAAAGTTTTGAAGAAATTGTCAATCGCTGCGTTATCAGTGAGTTTGTCAATAATTTGAACAATTTTTACAATCAACTCACCGACGGTAGGTAGAGCCTGTCCAGCCTTTTTTAAGATGCTACTGAAAGATGGGGCAGCCTCTTTAATTTTTACAAAGAACTCACCGATATTCGGGTCAGCACCAATCATTACGATTTGCTTGATGATGCTTCCAATACCACTGAACATCTTTTTAGCATTTACGGCAACATCGTTGAAGAACTGCTTAAGTTCTCCACCGCTCTTGCCCATAGTGCCAAAGCCCTGCGTAGCCTCAATTAGCCAGTTGAGTAGGTAGTCTCCACCAGTGCCAGGACCAAAGTTAGCCATAACAATCTTGGCAAAGCCACCAAAGATATTGCCAAAAATCTTGCCAAATTTGCCAGCCATATCAGCGGCGGTAATAAAGAATTTACGGAGACCTACATCTCCAGTTTTATCCAACAACCCATTGAAATCATCAAGCATCTTGGATATAAAATTGGCAAGCCTGAGGACAATAGGAGAAGATGCGGAGAGAATATTTAGAAACGCCTTGAAGAACTTAGAAAGAATAGGTCCAAATTCTTTTACTACTTCGGAAATCATTTGGAAGATTTGATTTAGATATTTCCCAGCCTCGGCAGAGGAGAAGAAATCAAAGAGAACTTTAGTTGCCTCTCCTAGAGCGGAACCAATACTTTTTATGCCATTGAAGATTTCATCAAATGTGCCAGATGTGATTAGTTTGCTCAGTCCCTCTTGAAGTGCTGGCAGGAACCCCTGAGCCACGGCTTCTCTAAGAGTTTTGAATATAGGCTGTAGTTTTACAAGAAACTTAGCAAAACCTTTTTGAGTAGCGGTGAGATTGGCGTACGGGTCTTTAGCAGCAGCCTTGGCTCTAGCCTTTGCCCCCGTCTTGAGTTCTTCATTTAGGTCAGCGCTTTTGTCTTTAGCACGACGATAATTTAGTTCTGCTTGCTTATAGGCAAGTTCTGCTTCACGACGAGCGCGAGAATCTGTAGGTAGGTCCGCTGTTCTAGCAAGACCCTCGCGAGCCTTTTCTAAAGCAATAGCCGCTGACTCTTCGGCGAGGGCGGCATCTTCAGCATCAAACTTTAGTTGCTGTAATTCTTCTCTGACATCTCGGAGCGTATCTTTATGAGTCTTTTGTGCGGCAGTTGCTTGCTGAACTGCTTCACTAATTCCCTCCATAGCAAACTTGGCTACAGCGGTAGCAGCCTTCATTGATATGAATAGACCAATTACGGCAGTCAGAGACATCGCAGCACCAGCAGCGGCACCAACTAAGGAGACGAGAGAGCCAATAACTACACCGAGAGAACCAGCCAAAACGCTAGCCATAGTTGAAGCCTTGTAGCCTTTTACAACTAACTCATTAATTAAGTTATAACCCTGTTCGGCGGCAGGATTCATTTCCTGTAAGCCTTGGGAAATTCCCTTAAGGAAGTTTATTTCTGAACCCTTATTGAAGCCACGCCTGAATCTATCAGACAGAGCCTCACCCGCTTTTTGTGCGTTCTTACCACCACTACCACTTACGCCATTGAAACCATTTCTGATGTCTTTAGCAACATTGGTAGTGATAGCCCTAACAATAATATGGGCTTCACCAACTACTGGCATTTATTGTCTCACCTCCTTAGTTGAGTGGCGCTTCTAGTAATCCATTACCACTCATCGGTAGTCCACTATCGGGGTCGAACTGGGTAGGAGGGATGTAAGGTTTTGTTACTTTCTTCTTCGGGTCAAAGGGCTGTAAGTTGTCAAAATCGTCGAAAGACTTACCGCTATTAGACCTAGAAGACCTATTGGAGCCTGAGAAAATATAGTCAACATCGTAAAGTTGTTTATAGAGAATTTCTCTAGACTTTCCGACGGCTTCCGCTTGCTCTCCCGAAGCAAAACGCATATCTTCTTCAAAAAGATAATGAATGACATCGAGCATATCGCTTGCTTCCATGCTCGAAAGTTGTAGACCACTCATTAGCGCTTTCCCATTTACATACGGCCATAGATTGACCGCCCACTCCGTTAGTCCGTCGACTGCTCTTTTGGGCGGCTTGAGTACTCTTCCATCAACCAACCAACAATTTCGCCAAGGGTGTCTAGGCTAGTAATTTTTTCTGGGTCAGAGAGAGTCGCGTCAAACTCTTTCTTGCTCTCTGGCTTTAGTACAGCAGAGAAGAACTTTTCCATAACCTGAGCAGACTTTGATGCGTCTTCTGAGGTAGAGTCTGAAACAATTTCAAGTAGTAGTTTTCCTTGAATTACTGGAACACAGTGAAACTCTTTGTCCCAGAGTTTGAATGAAATGGGGGTCTTGTCTCCAGCGTTTCCACCGTTTCCAAAGTCTTTGAATCTAGCCATATCTGTATAGTCTTTCTTGTGAATGTGTAATTAGATTGAGGTTCAACCTATGACTATTTTACTTTATAAAAAAACTAATGATTTAGGCTATTTGACTGGGGGGAACGACTTTCCAGTGTAAATAGAGCCTAGGTCTTGGAATACAAAAAGTTGGTCAGATAGGTACTGATTTGGTCTGGTTCCTGGGTGTCTAACCATCTGAGTGCGAATAACTCTACCCTTACTCATAAACACAAGTTGAGGAGCATTTTTTGGGACAATCAAGTGTGGCTTGGTGCCCTCGTGATGTAGGTAGGCAATCTTATTTTTAGAACCTATTCTCAGTTCTTGTCCATAACGAACGGTCTTATGCTCCATATTTATAGAGTTTTTTAGTCGACCAGTGTCTACACCTACTTGCCTCTTGGCTAAAGCAACTGCCAGTTTTCCTCTTCTTTGTAGAATCCCCCAAAGCGGACCTTTGGCAGTTTTTGTGTACGCATCAAGTTTTATTTTATGTAAATTGAGGTGGCTAAATTTGTATGTATAGTGAGTGGAAGTGGCACCGCCACCAGCACGAAGCCCCCTTGACGCACTGCCTTTTATTTGACTAAATGCTTTTTTGGCAGCCCAAGCACCCCAACTGTCAGGTAAGCCGTATGGCATTATGGCACCGCTAGCGTTAGTTGCATATTGACAGTTTGGAAACCGCCCTCTGGACCAGAGGTGTCAATAGTGGCAATTACTCCCAAGCCATAACCAGAGTCATCCCACATATCAAATTCGCGGATACACTCCATCAAAACCCAAGCATCTATAGCAGAAGAGTAAGAACTTTCGGTGATTTTGTCGCCACTAGGCGGTCTACCGTTCTGTCCTACAGTCGCCACTGGTCTTGAAATACTGATAACTACAGATGCGGTGCGTGGCACATGGCAACGCTGAGGGGTAGATGCTTCATCACCTGGAGTACCTAAGTACATCTGTAGGAAGTTCACAACAACTTGCTCGCAGTCAACAGCAACTTCACCCATTGTCCAATAACGGCGTGTAGGCAGTGGCACATTGTATGTTTGGAAGACAGTCTCGATACGAGAAATAATGCCATCCATCATATTTTTTAGATTGAGGGCATCTTCCGAAACATCTGCGATTGTTGTTAGGGACATTTTTGCCTACTATTCGGCTACTGGAGCCTCTTCGACTACAACTGCTTCTTCAGCAACAGGGGTCTCTTCAACCACTACTACTTCTTCAACAACTGGGGTCTCGACTACAACTGGCTCTGGCTTAGCCTTTTTCTTAGGCTCTACCTTTACAGGTGCTACTACAGCATCTGCCTTTTTACCAGTGTTCATCGACTCGGCGGTGAAGTTTGTCTGAATGTGTACCATTTTGTTCCTTCTATTTATGGGCTACTTCTATTGTAGAACTAACCGTTTAGGTTGATTTTTAGGTTTCCGCTAGTAATCAGCACAACGCTATTGTTTGTGTGGGTAGCGTACAAGTCCCAAGTGCCTGGGTCTACCATACCTATGGTGGCCAGTGTTTCTGAATAGCCAGAGGACAGGGTGATTGTAGAAGCCGAGGTATTAACATTTGCCGAAGTGTTAGCGAGAGTCTGAGACTTAATGCCTGAATAACTCTTGATAGTTAGGGCTGGTGTCCAACCTGCTTGGCTAGTCAAGAAAGTGGCATTGATGTTTGCTAAGCCTAAAGTTACAGTTCCAGTGTTGCCAGAGCCGGGTGGAACAATCAGGTCTTTCACGCCAGTTGTGTAGACAAGGTCCTTAGGATTGTATCTTCTGGCTCGCGGGGTGTCGACAGAGTAGACCTTAGTCTTTCTTCTAGCACCGTCTGGGTTGACAGTCTTTAGGAACAAGTCAACAGCATAAAGACCAGTACGCAGTTCTTGGATGAAGTCCTGCTGGTCAAGAATAGTGAAAGAGACACCCTGTCGCGAGACAGAAGTTACGCGTTGCGGGAGAGCGCAAGTTTCATCGTCAGACCACAATTTAGCAAACTCAATTGCTAGAGTGCGTGCCGCCATCTTTCCAGATGTCGGTGGGTTCTGACCGTAAGCATAAGTAATTTCAGTA